TATGCCTCTCTAATAAAATTTACCTCTTTATCTAAAAGATAACTATAATTGCTACTTCCATCTAAAACAGCCAAGGAGAATACAGATAAAAAGTCTGTTGGCCTAGCTAAATATGGAGTGCCAGAAGATACAGTACCCGTCACATTTTTTCTAAGTTCAGGTATTAATACAGATCTATATATACGCTCTTCTGCTTGTCGAATAAAATCATTTATATTAGCTACGAAAGTTGTTTCCGTATTCTCAGTGTATTCTTTTATAAGGTCAGTTAATTCAGAATAGTTCATTTGAACGAGTGTATAATCTAAATCAGATTTTGAATAGTGTATATGTTGAGATGGCTTGAAATCTGGCGCTCCTGACCCTGTTTCAAACCATGCTGGATGAGTCACCCTCACGCGATTGTTTGGCAAAGCAATAATATTACCCGTCCATTCTCCAGCATCTAATAGTTGCATCACATGGCTTTGTTTATGCTGCGCTGGATCATCAGCGATTTCACTTTCAGAATAGTCCACAGTAAATAGATACTTTGCTGGATACATCTCTCCATCTATCTTAGCTAACCAAGGGCAAGGTGTTGCCCTGTCAAGGATGTACACGGCATGTGTATAAGAGGAGCAGTCCCACGGTTGTGCATCATGCACTGCCATTGGAGTGGGCCACTCCTCATACGGCTCATCTGCTACTAACGCAGTTATAGGCATTCTCGCCCACATTGCACCGCCGTGTACATTCTCTTCTCCTTCATCATCAACCTCACAACCCGTAAAGATAACTTGAAAACTCAAGCATCTGTTTGGCATTGTTGTAACCGCTATCGCCATCGCATGAAGAAACTCACCGTGATAGGCTTCGTGGTTACATGTATACTCGCGTCTAACCCAGCACTTAAAGTGCGGGATATTACTTTGTAGATAAGGCATAGTTACTTCCCTAAACTAGACTTATGCTGATCTTGAGAATCTTTTTCCTCTTGTTGCTGCGCCACCACCACGCATAACGCCACCTTTAGCCATCATTTTTTTCTTCATTTTTCCACCAGCCATCTTCTTGGTAGCGCCGCCTTTAGCCATGCCTTTCTTTTTCATTTTACCGCCGTACATCTTTTTAACGGTGCCACCTTTTTTCATTTTTCCTTTACCGTCAGCGGCAAAAGCTGGAATCATTTTTCCATCTTTTCCTTTGACCATTGGCATCTTACCGCCTTTAGCCATACCTTTCTTTTTCATCATGCCGCCGCCCATCTTTTTAGCAGCACCGCCTTTCTTCATAGCCACAGGCTTTTTCTTCATAGCACCGCCGCCCATCTTTTTGGTGACGCCGCCCTTTTTGTAACCTTTCTTCTTCATAGCCATATTAATCTCCTATGGTGTGTTGGCTTGACCACCCATACCTGAGTGATTTGTACAATAATAGTACAGTGTGGGCGCACCACTTGCTACTGTGATTTGCGTGTATGCACCTGAGTTGCCCGGAGTTCCTACAGTTGTAACCCCGGTTGTGTATTCTGATCCACCACCATGTGTGCCATCAGATGTTGTAGAGAGTCTCAAAGGATGACCACTATTACTTGAATCTGATTGATCAAATCTGTAAGTGCTTCCCTCATTTAGATTAACAGTTGCTTGGCGACTTCCACCAATGTAATATTTGTTAGCACCATAGTATGATGCAACCGTAACCGTAAAAGAGCCAATTACTGGGGAAGTAATCGCAACAGTTCCCAAAGAACCTGTAGCTGACGTACCAGAAATTGATATACTCACATTAGGTGCCACAGCAGTGGCTGACCCAACAGAACCTGTAGCATTAACTCCTGTTAAAGTCACGGTAGAAGAAGAAGCAGAGCCAGTGGCTATAACAGATCCTACCTGACCTAACATGGGATTTAAAAAATCAACTGGAGGAAAAACACCGTTTCCTACAGGAACAAATACTTCTCTAAGGGTTGGGTCTGGTCTAGGATTTCTTAAAGATTGAGGATCAAATATTTTAACTCTACCTAGAAAATTTTGAGGATGGTCGGGATCAACAACATCTCGACCAACAAGAAGACCTGTCTTTACTCCATTTTTATATTCAGGAACTAAATCTTTTAAAGGATATCTAAATCCTGTTCTGTCACAAAAACCAAAAGCATATTTGCCTCTTGCGTAACTCATTTAAGCACCTAACATAAATGTGTCATAAGGAACAAACTTAATAGAAGCTGTTTCTTCGTCCTCTCCAGCAGCAAGCTCAAATTGAAACTCATACTCTTGTTTAAGAGCAGAAACTCTAGCAGATGCCTCTGGCTTTTTCATTGCAATATAATACGCTAAACCCGCAGCCAAACACGGAACAAAACGTGGCGGCACAGAAGTTATCGTAGACCCCACACCAGAAGAAAGACCATCTATTCCCTTTAGCCTGTAATAAAATATCGAGTACGAACTGTCTGGCACAGGCCATAGAGTTACTTTTGTTTCTGTCGAGAGCCTTTGGACGAAGATTTGCGTTGGCCTGCCTTGGGTGTTTTTATTGGTTTGTTGGGCGTAGGTTGCGACACTGATTCTTTCGAGGGCTGTGTCGATTTGACTTGTTCCTGTTCCTGTTCGGATTTGATGTTCGATGATGTCGATTGTGTCTGAAGGAAGGGTATACGTTGCTGTACCTGCCGTAACAGAGATCGTACCCGATTCAATAGTGAAGAGATTAAGACCACGGTTCTGCCACTCCAATGTTAAAAGGTTAAGGCTACGTCTAGCTGTTCTAAGATCATAACCTGTACGCATTTCAAGGCCAGCACGTTCATATGCTTCCTCAAATATCTCTGTCATATCAGGTGTTACTACAGCCATTATGTCACCACACTTCTAAATTTTTTGGTTTTCTTTGCAATGTTCTTAGGTTGAGCCACATGCTGCTTACCTGCAGCCTTGCCTTTTCGCTTTGCTCGTGTTGTGGCTGCATACTCAGCAGGGCTAAGAGACTTAATAGCCGCGCTAGGTAAATACCGCTCACCAGTCTTAGAACTAGGCTTCCCGCTCTTCGTGCGCCATTTTTGCTTCGTCCAAGATTTAAGGCTTTTTTGAGACTTTTTTAGAGCCATGTTTTTTCCTTAAACTTTCTTTAGCTTTTTTAGCTATACGTGCCTGTTCTGTTTTACCAGCCACTTTGCTTCTTTGCTCCATCACAGTAAGTATCTGTATCTTTCTTGCGTATGGTTTATTAATCTTTTTAACTTTTGCTGCTGTTGCCCTAGCGTCTGCAGGAGTAGCATACTTTATTCTTACCGTGTCCTTTGGATTTTCATCAGTGTAAAGCCTACGGCCTGAACCCTTTGGTTTTTTTCCTGTTCCTTTCTCTGGATCTTTCTTTTTTCTTCTCAACCTACTGTCCACTACTTATATCCGCCACCCGCTTTTTTATAAGCTGAAGCCAACATTTGCGCTTTTCTTGCTGACCATTGTCCCGGATTTCCGCCTTTTCCACCAGCTTTTATTCTATTAAACAAACGCTTACGCATACCCGGCTTTGTATAATTGCCAGCCTCGTTTACACGACTTTTAGACTTCTTCTTTTTCTTAGTCTTGCCGCCTTTACCCATGCGAATGAGTTCAAGATCTTTTGCATCATCACCAGTGCTATTTAACTGCATACAACCTCTCCAACTCTAACTTTATTGCTTCTATCTGAACAGCCATAACCTCTGTTCGTTTATCCACAGCAATAAGTGTTTCGGTGGTCCAGCTTGCCCAACTATAAGACACAGCGCCAACAACCCCAACTACTGTAGTTATAATTGCCATTGTTACTTTTTTATCTAACATTTCCAACGCTTCCTTGCTTGTCTCAAACGAGAGTTAGGATCTTTAGCAGCCTTGGGGAACTTTTTCATCTGTCCAGCAGAACGAGCGCAAAAAGACTTACGCCTCTTTGCGTCCTTACTTCCCTTTTTTACTTTTCCTGTAACCGCTGTCTTTAATTTGGAACCGGGGTTATCTCTACGATATTTAGCCACACCTTTAGCAGTCATACCCGCACCTGATTTAGTAGGGCGCTTATGACCACCTTTTATGGTGTGGCCTTTCATTGATCCCTTTTTAGCAGCCATAGATCACCTATGATAAGAAGACGGTGACGCCCTCACACGCAGTCAGGTCGAGGTACACATCAGTTGTAAACAATATACCATTATCTGGGATATTGACTGAATGCACGTTTGATGTCGTGAAAGTTAATGACAAAAGCGTTGTTCCACCTGAGCCACCATCTTTCAAAACAACTGCTGGACTGCCAGACCCTGATGTATGAACTTGAATCTGACGAACCCGTGCGCGACCTGCGAATACAGTTGCATCAGCGGTTTTCGTGACAGCAAAAATATCTGACTGAGACATTAGCTATCCTTTTTCTTAGATGGTCTTCCACGTTTTTTAGGGGCTTCTTTAGGTGTTGATTTTTTTACACCCTTCCCCATGTTCAACTTACCCATGCATCACCTATGAAACCGCTGCGCTAAACGGAGTAGCTTCTGTTCCCGTAGCTGATTGATTGATCAAAACACGATACACGTTTGATGCAACATCTTGCAGTTCAACTTGACCACCAAGTATGCCACCTGTTGTGGTGCCATCTAAAGTAATTGTATCTGAAGCTGCTGCTGTCTCAAAAATAGAAGCGGTGTTGTCACTGTCATTTGCCACAACTGCAATACCAGCCATCGTATCATTTGCATTAGCAACTTGGATTTTGTAACTATTTGAGGTTACCGTTGTTTGTACGAAAAACTTGTAGGTATTACCCGTGCCAGAAGCGGCAGGTAAAGTACAAGTAGCCCCAGACGCTATATTTAGATTCATGGTGCGACCAGCATGTGAAGCTGCTGTTATAGTTGTGTCAGCCGCAATCGAAACAATAGACCCTGAACCGCTAATAAAACCAGCAGTAGACGTAACTGGACCTGAAAAAGTAGTAGAAGCCATATAAACACCCTTTGCACAAGGCTTCGCCTTACAGTCTGTGCAACGTCAGGTGGGGAGTATCCTGTCTGCAAGGCTCATGTGATCCCCAAAAACACAATAACATAGTTTATAAAAAAAGAAAGGGGCAACTTGCGTTGCCCCAATCCAACAGGGGAGGATACTGGCGTGTCAACCAGTATCCTTAATCTAACATACTTTATGCTCCGGGGGAACCATAAATTCCAAGTGGGTCAGAGACACCGAATGAATAACGCTCACGCGCTTTGTAGCGCACGTTACCTGTATCGAAATCTCCGTCCATACCCGTCTGCATAGCAGTACGCACAAAGTGCTTCATACCGTTAGGGATGTCAGTGGTGATAAAGAACGCATCATTATCTGTCAGATAGTGATTAACAGTATAGCCCTCTGGGATAGATCCGTTTGAGCGTAACGCGTTAAGATCGTTATCTGCTGTTCCAACACGTAACTCTGTCTGCAGAAGTCGAGTTGCAACAAACATCAACGCTGGTGGAATGATAAGCTTGCGTGGACGCGCGGCGATTAATAGACCACGTTCATCAGTGAACGCAGCAATATCAATCACAGCTTGTTCAAGCGAAGTCTCATTCAAATCAGCAGCAGTTGCTAATGTGTTCGCATTGTTACCACCTTGCACAGTTGGGTGCGAAGTTGAGAACAAAGTTACACCATCACCTGAGTTGAAAGTACTAAAGCCTGTGTTCAACAAAGATGCCGCTTTGGTTTGCTTAGTGTACGCCATACCACGGGCAAGAGCCTTAGTATAACGAGCAGAAAGCGAATCATACAAATTATCTTCCATCGCTTCTTCTGTGATAGAAAATCCCATTGCAACCGTTTCGTGGTTGTAACGAGCCGTGAAAGATTCCTGTGCGGTATCATATGAGATCGCGGAACCCTCTGGTTTTACTGGTGCAGCACCAAAACCAGAAAGTTTTGTTTCCTCTTCAAAGCTACGCTCTGAAGTTTCAGTCTCATATATCTCTGCATGTTCGTTTTCGTACTTGTCGTACTCAAGTCCAAACAATGCGTTCAAACCGGGCAGCAACTCTTTCAGAAGCTGGGCGCGAGAAATAGCCATGTTTCAGCCTCCTTAACTTGAGCCAGTAGTTGACGAGTGCTGATGGTAATTAAACTTACACACCAGAATCGGGAAAGATGTACCCTTCTCATCACCCTGATCACCGCCAAGATAGTCGATAATACGGATTGGGTTTTGAGGATCAGTATCTAGCTCAGAAATGTCCAGAGCAACACGACTAATGTTTAGCGTGGTGTTTGGAGCAGTTTGAACCAAAAGAGTATTCTTACCATAGATATCGCCAGTATTTGTTGGCGCACCGTCAGCTTGGATTGTGAACAAAACATTTGGATCATCAACGACGTAGGCCATTGC